ATCTTTAAACTGCTTTTAATATAAATACAAATATAGAGAGTTTAGGTCAAAAATGTCAAGGTCACAATTAACAGAGCTGAGTGCTTGGAACAAGCCTCCGTTGAGACATTAGCCTCTACTATCGGTAGCAATACTGACTGCAAGTTAAGTCGTAGAAACGAAAACGAAAATTCCACCATTCATGGTGGAGTTAGTTCACTCCAGAATATAGTTACAAAATTGTTCCGTGCGTAGATTTATCAAAAGGGCCACAATGCAATATAACAAAAGTTTAATTCTAATAAGAGGAATTCCAGGGTCAGGAAAAAGCACTTTTGCTAAATCTATTATGAAAAAAGCTGATGGTGTGAAAAGAGAAATCTTTGAAGCTGACCAGTTTTTTATGAAATCTGGAAAGTATGATTGGAATCCTTCCAAAATAGCTGATGCCCACAAAGATTGTTTTGAAAGAATGAAATGGTTTTTATCATCAAATGAAAAAGCTGAAGCAATTGTTGCTAATACATTTACAACGAAAAAAGAACTTGAACCTTATCTAAAATATGCATCAGAAAATAAAATTGATGTTACAATTTTTAGAATGGAAAATAGGTTTGACAATATTCACAGTGTTCCTGATTCCACAATTAATAAAATGTTATCAAGGTTTCAATCAATTTCTGGAGAAATAATAATTAAGGAGAAAAATGTATGATTTTAGCGCAAGATTATTTTGAGGAAAACAAAAACAATTATTTTTATTATTTCAATGTTCCTTCTGATTATAAGACTGTATTAATTGAAAAGAAAAGTATTTTTCTAATAGCAAAATATAATTTTACTTTTTTGTTTGGAAATCCTGACAGTAGTTCAAAAAGGCTTAAGAAGCTTTTTAGGCAGGTTCTTAAAAATGCTCCATCTGATTATATGTACAAGGTTATGTACAATTATGATGGAGAAAAAATTAAATGGGTAGTGACTTCAGTCGAAAATTGGGGAAATGGAGAAATGAAGGCTGAAGCGTTTTTTAATTTCACAGAAATGAATCATCTGCCAATTCCAGAAATAATGACAGGAAACTGGGTGTTCAATACACTAGGTGAAAATTCTAAAAATGGGATTTTAGATGTAAATGATGGGTTTAACGATTTTTCAACTAAATATGGACATAAAATAATTCTTTTGAAGGTTTAATGAAATTAAATTCAAAGTTTTTTCTATGTACAATGATAATTGCCATTCTTTTATGTAGTAGCATAATTGTTGGTATGTATCAAGATAAAGTATACCATCTTAATCAAAAAATATATGAACTGCAAGAACAAAATACACATTATAAAGATGTATATAGTTTAGCAAATCATATAAAAAGTGTAAATACAGACATAAATGATTCTGAGGCTTTAATAATGGCAAGTGCCTTTTATGATGAAGCCGATTCTGTAAAATCTGGAAGTGATTTTGCTTTGCTTCTTGCTGCAATGGCTGAGGCCGAGTCTCATTATAGAATTGATAAAATTTCATCCGCTGGAGCAAAAGGACTATGTCAAATAATGCCAGCAACAGGAAAAGAATATGCTAAGAAGAATGGAATAAAATTTTCAGATGATTCTTTATTTAATCCGCAATTTTGTATAAAATTACAAGCTATAATTATGAAAGATTTGCGAGATGAACATGGACTTTCTGCGGCTTTGGTAGCATACAATGGCGGCCCGAAACACGCAAAGAATTATGAAAAGGGAAAGAAGGATGCTATTCCTACTGAAAGTATAAATTATATTCAGAAGGTTAAACTTAATTTAGAAAAAATCACAAAATAATTTTTATGAATTCAGGATTTTTAAAGTCCTGAATTTTTTGTTATATTTGTAATATCTTTTAATGAGGTTATTATATGAAAATTAATTGTTCTGGAAGTTTAGTTAAGTATCAGTTGACTGTTAAAAATCTTAATGTTTTTGCTAAAATTGGTATAAAGACAAAAGAGTTTGGCGCAATAAATAAAATGCTTGATCCTCTGAAAGCAGCTGGTGTTGAAGAAATTGATAAGATTTTCACAGCTGATGCTGCATGGTCAAAGGTTCAGATACCTTTGGACCAATACAATCTTGAACTTAGTGTTGATTTTGGAGTAGCCGATACATTTACAGGAAAACTTATGTCAGTTTCTGTAATCAAGAAACATATTGCTGAAGGTGCTACTAGTACAGAATATACATTTGAATTTGAAAAGGATGCTGCAAAAGAAGACTTCAATTTCGTTATTCCATATCTTAAGGCCAAGGTGGCTGAGGATATTCCTCAAGATTCTAAGAAACATAGAAAGCCAAAAATGCTAACGGCTACTTTTCCAGTAGAAATTTATGACAATAATGATGCAAATCAGACAGAATTGAAAATTTAATTAAAAATAGGTTGATGTTTTTTAAATGATGGAGTCAAAGAAAAATGACTCCTCATTTTTATAAATATAACAATATATTGTATAGTATTAACATAAACATCAACAAAAGAGGAAAATGATGTTCAAAAATGTAATAAAAAGAGATGGCAGACGCCGTAAGTTTAATCCAAGTAAAATAATTTTAGCAATTAAAAATACTTTAGTTGAAACTAAAGAAAAGGATCCAAAAGATGAATTGCTAGATCATTTGGAAGAACGGGTTGAGGAAGAACTTGAAAAGAAGGGATATAAAGTTCCTTCTGTTGAGCAAATTCAAGATGAAGTTGAGAGAGTTTTGATGCTTCATGGTCTTACTTCTACGGCGAAAGCTTTTATTGTTTATAGAACAACAAGAGATAAGGCAAGAGAAGAGGCAAATTTTCTACTCGATTATAGAAATTTAATGGATTCATATCTTAAACAAAATGACTGGAGAGTAAAGGAAAATTCAACAGTTACATATTCTCTGGGCGGTCTTATTCTTGGAAATTCTGGCGCAGTTACTGCAAATTACTGGCTTAATAATGTCTATGATAAAGAAATTGCTAAGGCACATCGTAATGCTGATTTTCACATTCATGATGCCGCAATGTTAAGTGCATATTGTGCAGGCTGGTCATTGAAACAATTGTTGCTTGAAGGAATTTCTGGAGTTCCTGGGAAAATTTCTTCCAAGCCAGCCAGTCATTTATCAACACTATGTAATCAGATTGTTAACTTTTTAGGAATAATGCAGAACGAATGGGCAGGAGCACAGGCATTTTCTTCTGTTGATACATATCTTGCACCATTTGTAAAAATCGACAATCTTACACAAGATCAGGTAAAACAGGAAATTCAAAGTTTAATTTTTGGATTGAATACACCAAGTCGTTGGGGAACACAAAGTCCATTTACTAATTTTACATTTGATTGGACTGTTCCTAATGATTTGGCAGAACTTAACTGTATTGTTGGCGGCAAAGAACAGGATTTTTGCTATAAAGATTGCAAGAAAGAAATGGATATGGTGAACAAGGCATTTCTTGATGTTATGAATGAAGGTGATGCTAATGGAAGAGGATTTCAGTATCCAATTCCAACATATTCCATCACAAAGGAATTTGATTGGTCAGAATCAGAAAATACAAAATTACTTTTTGAAATGGCCGCAAAAACTGGACAGCCTTATTTCAGTAACTACATCAATAGTGATATGAAACCTAGTGATGTTAGAAGTATGTGTTGTAGGTTGCGTTTGGACCTAAGAGAGCTTCGCAAGAAGTCAGGCGGCTATTTTGGCAGTGGAGAAAGCACAGGATCTATAGGTGTCGTAACTTTAAACCTACCAAGAATAGGATATCTTGCTGAAAATGAAAAAGATTTTTATGTAAGATTGGATAAGTTGATGGATATAGCAGCAAGATCACTAGATATTAAACGTAAAACTGTTACAAAATTTATGGAAGAAGGATTATATCCATATACTAAAAGATATTTAGGTTCATTTAAAAATCACTTCAGCACAATAGCTACACTCGGAATGAATGAAATGTGTCTTAATGCTAAGTGGATAAAAAAGGATATTTCTTCTGCAGAAGGTCAAAAATTCACAATTGATGTACTTAATCATATGCGTGCGCGCCTTTCTGATTATCAGGAAAAATACGGGGATCTTTTTAATTTGGAAAGTGCTCCAGCTGAAAGTACAAGTTTAAGACTTGCATTGCATGATAAGCAGACATATCCTGATATAATTACAGCAGGAAAAGGAAAAGATGTTTATTATACAAATTCTTCCAATCTTCCAGTGAATTTTACATCAGATATATTTACTGCTTTGGATCATCAGGATCCTATTCAGACATTATATACTTCTGGGACGGTGTTTCATTCATATCTTGGAGAAAAGCTTCCGAATTGGAAAGCCGCTGCTAATCTAGTAAAAAAGATTGCTGAAAATTATAAACTTCCATATTTTACATTGTCTCCAACTTATAGTATATGTTCTAAACATGGATATATAAATGGGGAAGAACATACATGTCCTATATGCGGACAAGAAACAGAAATATGGTCAAGAATTACAGGATACTATAGACCAGTTAAAAATTGGAATATAGGAAAAACTCAAGAATTCAAAGAAAGAAAAACTTACAAAATTTAAAATAATTTTTAATTTTCATCAGGATTGTCCACACGGACAGTCCTTTGTTTTTCTAGAGTTTTTTCAAATTTTTCTCTAGATTGATGCATATAATTTTTAGAAACATACATTCCGGCTGAAGTAAGAATAGGAACTAATGCGCAAAATACAGAACTCATGTTAGCAAAGTCGGAACTAGGAAGAAGTAAAAATTTTATAGAAAATGCTACAAGAAGGATATTAGTAAGACTAAGATCTCCGTTATCATTTAAAAGTCTAAAAAATTTTAAAATTCTTATGAATATATTTTGCTTTTTCATTATTATATTTATATAAATACAATATGGATAAAGTAAAATTAGTTCTTATCATCATAATACTTGCTGTATCTGCCTTATGCATATACCAATACAATTCTTCATGTACTGACAAAAAAACATATCAGTCAGAAAAAGTCAAGACAGAATTAGAATATCAAGAAAAAGTAAAGAATTTTTCATATCATTATGATTCATTAAATTCTGTTTATACATCTTTATTAAGTAAATACAATTTTATAGATTCTACAAGCAAAATTAAGAAAAATGATACAAAAATATATGAAAGAGTAATCTATAAGGATAGTATTAAAGAGGTTTATATTGAACATTCTGAATACGAAAAGGAAATGGAAGCTAAAATAGTGGCTCTTGAAGATTCTCTTTCAAAAAGAACGGATGTGAATGTTGTTAAAGATTCAGTTATTAAATATGATACAGTTTATGTAAAAGAAAAAACAAAAAAAGAAAATATAAAGAAAGCTGAATCTATAATAAAAGAAAAGAAATTTAATATATATGCTGACGGAACATTTACTATTGATAAAAAATTAAATACAGATTTTGGAGCGTCAGCTGGTGTTGATTATAAGGTTTTGGGGCCAGTATTTTTGGGCGTAGAAGCTTCCAAAAAGGGTTTTTCAAATTGGACAGATGGATATTCAATAAAAGGCAAAACTGGCCTTAGACTTCAGTTTTGAGGAAAAATGAAAAAGTACAAAGCAATAATAACAGAAAAAGAACTTCAAGAAATTTTAAGCATTACTCAACATCATATAAAAGAAGATTGGACAAATGAAGATGTTAAACATGTGGCTTTAGTCATAATAAGAAAATTTGCAAATGAAGTAGATAAATTAGATAGAATAGCAAATAGGGAAGTAAATAATTTTGCAATAGTTAATGACATATATGACATAAAAGAATTTAAAGAAGCTGTAATGCAAGAAATAGCAAAAGAATTACAATAGGAGATGGAATATGAAAAAGTATATGGTAGTTTTAACTGAAGATGAAATGAAAATTCTTAAAGAAAACAGGATTAATTTAAACAGAAAAGTTTCATTGGATGAACTTACTGATATGTCTTCGGATGAAGCTTTGACTATAATTAAAAATTATCTTTATATGGATATTGATGAAATGGACAAAGAAGAACTTAAGAATTTTGAAGATACAATGGAATCTTTTGCATATGACAGAGGATCATTTGCTGCATTAGTGAAAAAATATATTAAAGAGCATGATGATGAAACCGAAACAAGATATTCTGATGGCAGAGGGACTCCTTTATTCAATTTGCAGAAAAAATGTTTTGAAAAAATGAAAGAGGCCGCTGCTAAAAAACCGTCAGAACCCATTGAATATTCAGATGAAGATTCAGATGAAGAATGGCGAGTTGTAAGTCAGATGCCTCATAGGGAAATCTGGCAGAATACAAAGACTGGTAAAAAGAAAGTCATCTATATTGATTAAGAGGAAAAAATGATACCAAGTCAAAACTGCATTAACATGATTAAGATGTTTGAAGGTTTCAGGGCTAAACCTTACAAATGTCCAGCTGGTGTTCCAACAATAGGATACGGTTCAACGTTTTATTCTAATGGGAAAAAAGTTACACTTAAAGATAAACCTATCACAGAGCAAGATGCAACGAATTTACTTACAACTGTGGTTACGAATTTTTCTTCTGGAGTTAGTAAACTGCTAAAAATTCAAGTTACACAAAATCAATTTGATGCACTTGTAGATTTTGCTTACAATGTTGGAATTGGAAACCTTAAAAGCTCAACTTTGTTAAAAAAAGTAAATGCAAAGAATTTTTCTGGTGCGGCATTAGAATTTATAAAATGGAATAAAGCCGACGGAAAAGTTCTTCCTGGGCTAACTAAAAGACGTACAGCTGAAAAGGATCTTTTCATTAAATAGAAAAAATTAAGATAAAGAAAAATAGGCAGAAAAATAAATTTGCCTATTTTTATTTTTTATAAAAATTTTATATATTTTAATCGTTCAATAATTCCACCTTTTAAGGAGGAGTATGTATAACGATTTCTAATATATATTCATATGATCACAAGAGCTTTTGAAATACGATTATATCCTACCAATGAGCAAAAAGTTAAATTAAATAGAACTTTTGGGGCTTGTAGGTTCTTATATAATTGTACATTATATACTCAAAATGAATATTATAAAGAGCATAAAAGCTCACCAAATCAATTGGAAATCGTTAAAAAACTCAAAAATGATAATGTCTGGTTAAAAGAGATAGGTTCTCAAGCTTTATGTCAGTCTATCTGGGATCTAAACAAAGCATATAAGAACTGGTGGAAGTCGTTAAAAGGTGAATCTAAACAACAATCTAAAGCTCCAACTTTTCATAAAAAGAGTGGAAAACAGTCTTTCAGAGACTGCGAGATGAGAAAAGATTTCTTCAAATTAGTAGATATTGAAAATCGGAAGATATTTATACCTAAGATAGGAAGCGTAAGTTTTAGACAAGGATATGATTTTGAAAAGTATGACATAACTAAAGTACATAATATAACCGTAAAAAAGAGTAAAAGTGGAAAATACTTCTGTTCCATCTGTGTAGACTGTAAAGATCCAGTTCAGCTTGAAAAGAATGATAACGTTTATGCTTTTGATTTAGGTATAAAGGACTTCTTGATTGATAGTGATGGCTGTCTGATAGAAAATCCCAAATATTTTAGAGTTTCGGAAGAAAAACTAGCTCGTAGCCAGAGAAAGCTATCGAAAATGGTCAAAGGATCTAAAAATCGAGAGAAACAGAAGTTAAAAGTTGCTAGAATATACGAAAAGATTTCTAACCAAAGAAAAGATTTTCAGCATAAAGTGTCTTCAAAGATAGTGAACGAAAACCAAGTCATTATATCAGAAGACTTAAAATCAAGTAATATGATTAAGAATCATAAGTTAGCAAAATCCATTCAAGACGCTAGTTTTGGAACATTTTGCAATATGATTTCTTATAAGTCAGCTTGGTACGGTAGAGAATATGTCAAAGTTGGAAGTTTCTATCCTTCTAGTAAGCTATGTCATAAGTGTGGGTATAAGAATACCACTTTAACATTAGCCGACCGTGAATGGGAATGCCCAAACTGTCATACGCTTCTGGATAGAGACAAGAATGCTGCTTTGAACATATTAAATGAAGGTTTAAAAATATTAGGATCGGAACGGTCCGTTGAGCCTGTTGATACTGACAACATTAGTTGTCTTGAGCAGGAAGGTTTCACTCTTTAGCGTGGAGTTAGTTCACTATATGTTGTTTACATTATTAGAAATAAAAGATTTTTTGGAATTTGCAAAAAGATTTGATATGAAAATAGATACCAAATCAGATATGCCATTACATATTGTTGGACTTTATAATGATAGAAAAAAACTTTCATTTGCTAAAGGATATATTCCTATAATTTTTTCAATAAATCAAGAATTTACAATAAAGGATTATGGAAATTATGGAACATTATGTTTAGATGAAAATGAAAGAGTTTTTAGTTTAGATTTATTTACTGATATAATATGTAAAGAATCAGGACTTTATTTTGAAAATAAATTTAAATTTTTATCAGAAAAAGATTGTCTCAATGAGGCAAAGAAATGCTTGAATGAACTTCAAAAAAAATTAAACAAATTATATAAGAAACAAGAAGTTTTTAATTTGAGGAGACTATGAAGTATTATTATTGTGATAATGGAAAAGATAGTGTAACAGAAAACATAGATGATGTCAAAGATAAGGTATATGTTTGGTTTGATGAATCAGGTAAATGCCATGTAAAGATTCCAGAAAAAATTAAGGAATGTGTTAATGAATAATTTTCCATTTAAGTCTATAAGAAAAGAACAGCAAGAATATTTCATAATAAAAAATCAGAATCCTAATAAAAAATTCATAATTGCCGAACTTCCTACAGGTTCAGGAAAAAGTGGTATTGCCATAACTGAAGCCTTAAATGCAGGAAATTCATATCTGATATGTGCTAATAAATCATTGCAAGATCAGTATGAAAGAGACTTTTATAGAGAAAATCTTGTTTCACTTAAAGGAAAAGATAATTACATCTGTCAAAGACTAACAGGATATACCTGTGCCAACGGACCTTGTACTTCAACTAGTCCAACAGCAAAATATGTAAGAACAGAATGTAGAATGAAACATATATGTCCTTATATTGAGCATGTTGAAAATGCAAACAAAGCAAAGATTTTTCTTACAAACGGATCACTTATGTCAACGACACTTCACTGTGCAATTCCGCCTATGAGAGATAAAAGAAAATTGCTAATTTTCGATGAAGCGCATCTTCTTGAAAAATTTTTGGTTGATGCAGGCAGCATGGAACTCAATTATGAATATATGGAAAAGAAATTTGCAATTTCAAGATTTCTTAATAGTGAAGAAATAAATTTTCTTAAAACCGCAGAATTAACTTCAGGATCTTGCACAGAAAACAATAAAAAGTTCATAGACATTCTTAAATCTGCAATAAATAAACTGCACGAAAAAGAATATCCGGCAAAAGAAGAAACTGACATTAAGCCATCAAAAAATGAAATTAGAGAGTTGTTAAAATTATTCAATGATTCTAAACCTAAGCCATATCTTACTGAACTGAATACCATAAATGATAAATTCAATACATTTGAAAAAAATGAAAATCGTGATTGGTCTTTTGAATACAGACCAGATACAAAAACCCTAATTGTCGTTCCATTGAAAGTTGATTGGGTCTTTAATCAAGTAATGCTGCCTTTAGCTGACAAGTTTCTGTTTATGTCAGCTACGATAATTGATTTTAAAGTATTTTGTGATACATTAGGAATTAAGTATGAAGACGTTCTTCCTATACAAATAAATTCAACTTTTGATCCTAAAAAGTCTCCAATTTATATTGCGGGAAATTGCTCAACTAATTATAAAGATCTTCAAGACCCTGATAATATAGCAAAAATTTGTAATTCTATAAGAAGTATACTTGCAATATATCCTAATAAAAAAGGTATAATTCATACAGGAAATGTAAAAATATCAAGATTTATAAAAGAACATATAAAGGATAAAAGATTGCTTGTTAGACTTGATGATGTGACAAATAACATAATTCTTGATAAACACATTAAAAGTAAAAATACAGTTCTTGTAAGCAGTTCTCTTCAAGAGGGCGTTGATCTTAAAGACGATCTTAGCCGTTTTCAGATAATAGTTAAATTACCTTGGCTTTCTCTTGCTGACCCAAGAACAAAAAAACTTACAGATCAAAATAACAAATGGTATAGTACAGAAATGTGGAGAAGACTTATACAATCCTGTGGAAGAAGTACAAGAAGCTCAGATGATAGTTCCGATACATTTATATTAGATTCTTCATTTAAATATAATTATGAAAGAAGCAAAAGTTATTTACCACAATTTTTTAAGGATAGGCTAATATGGAAATAGAAATTATTGAACCTTGTGTTACATTAGAATCTTCAACTCCAGATATGGAAAATGTAATTGCTAGAGCATGTAGGGTGTGTTATAAAAGCGAAGCAAATTCTACACCAGAATCTGATAGTAAACTTATCAAAAATTGTATAAGTCGTGGACATCAAAGTGTTCTTGAACATGCATCAATGACATTTAGAATAGTGACAAATCGTGGTGTAACTCATGAACTTGTTAGACATAGGATTGGGTGTGCGTATTCACAAGAATCTACAAGATATGTTAATTATCAGAAAAAAGGTATTCAGTTTATCAATCCAAGTGTAATGAATCCTACATCAGAAGAATATGACATTATCAAAAAATCATGGCAAGAAGCTGCAGATCATTATAATGAACTTATTTCAAAAGGTGCTAAACCTGAACTCGCTAGAACGGTGTTGCCTAATGGACTAAAGACCGAGATAGTTGTAACAATGGATTGCCGTGCATTAAGACATTTCTTTGAACTTAGATGTAGTAAAAAGGCACATCCTGAAATTAGATTTATTGCATTTGCCATGTTAAAAATATGTAAAGAAATTGCACCCAGTGTATTTGGAGATATGAATTATGAATTTTGAAAAAGAAAGTGATTTTCTTAGAAAGTTAAGAATAAAAGATAGTGATAATTCTAGAATGCTAAGAACAAAAGTAATTCAAAATAAGAAAAAAATATATAAGCGGAAAAAGAACATAAATAATATAGAAAAAGATTTTTAAATTGAGGTGAATTATGAAAGTAATTAGGGAAGAACAAAAAATTCAAAATTCTGAAGAAACTAACAAAAAGCAAGCCAAGCCAGCAAATGAAATTATGCTTAATAAAGAACTTCTTCCAAGTCGTGGAAAATTTTACAAAAAAGATATCTTTATAAAGAAGCTTTCAGTAAAGCAGATTAAAGACTTGTCATCACTAACTAAAGAGAATGTCAATGGAGTTTTGAATTCCATATTGTCAGAATGTATTTCTGGAATAACTCTAAACGAAATTCTATCTCTTGACAAACTTTGGCTAATTTATTATCTTAGATCTTTTACTTACAATGATTTACCAATGAAACTTAAATGTGTATGCGGCAAGTGCGAAAATCAATCAAATCATGATTTTAAATTAGCAAATCTTATGATTGATTATTATGATGAAACTGTTCCTGATGAAGTTACTTTATCTAATGGTGATAAACTTAAATTTGGATATACTACTATTGGCACAGAATTGATGATAAATCGCCTAAAGAATGATCCAAATGTTATAGAAGCTATTGATGAAGACATTATGTTAATTTCAAGTAACATCAAAGAAATTAATGGAAATGGCGTTACACTTTATGAAGGCTACAATTATGTTAATGAAAAACTTTCTCCAATAGATTTTGCTGAATTAGTCAAAAATTTGACAAAAAGATCTTTTGGCGCAAAGCCTGTAGCAAAATTCATTTGTCCATCTTGCGGTGAAGAAATCCTAGAAAAGATAAATCTATCGCAAGAATTTTTCCTTCCAAAATTCTAAAACAAAGAGCCTATGGCTCTTTTTTTATGGCGCTTCTGTTGGATTAATTTCAATTTCTATATTTTCATAATCTAAAGTTACTGTAAAAATTGCAGCATCAGAAGTTCCATATTTCAATGCAAGATTAGAAATTGAAGTTATTTGACAACTTTTAAATTTTATTCGTGAAGCAGCTTTATCTATGTTATTATAACTGTAAACATCTAGAGAATCTATACAATTTAATCTTAGCAATGGTTTTCCATCTAATCCGGTTCTTACATTTTGTCCTTTTCTGGTATTTACAAGCCAACAATAAAAAATGTACCAATTCATCATGGTGTCATCAACTTTAAATTCTACAAGAACAGTATTCAAATTTTTAGAACCTATTGGATTTGGATGAAGCTGTCTGGCTTGACCATAAAAAGATTCTAGCATTGGAATTGTTATATCAGGAATAGTTATTCCTCTAACATAATTGTTAATGACGGAATTATCAAATTTAGTATTTCCAGTTAAATTAGGAACATTTGATAAAACTATCTTAAATTTGTTAGTGTTATAATTATTAACAGTTGATGTCATATTAGACATATGTAATCACCCTTGCAATTTTATTGCTTTTTTAAGTTTATTAGGCAAAATGTTTTTTAATTCTTCAATATCTTCTTCTTTCATTGAAGGAAGATCATGTTTTACTATATTTATAAAAAACAAATCTCCTATTAAAGAATTTGTTATGCTTTCAAGATCATCATCATCAAATTTTATAAATTCGTTCTGATTCTTTTTAGAATTGAGCGTATGCATATGCTTATATTTGTACAAATCTTTCAACTGATTTATCCATTTGCCATTTTTCATTCCATCTTCTGAACAAAAATCCCAATATGTAACATCCCCGTCATCAAGTTCTAGCTCAACGTGAGGATATTCTAATAATAAATTCTCATGTAATGTATTCTTCATATTATATTTATAAATACAATATGGCAAGCATGGATGAAGTAGCAAAAACTCTAAACCAAAATTCTTCTAATGAAGAAATTTCAGAGGGAGTTTCAGAACAAAAGATAAGCAATGCGTATCTTCTTTCTCAAAATAAAATATCACAAAGTATACTTAAATCTATAAATGACATAAAGAAAAAAATAAATTCTAAAGAATTTTTATCAAAAAAAGACGAAACTGATAAAAATGAAGATGCGTTGAATGAAATATCTCTTAAACTTGAAGATTTGGTTGAAACTGAAGAAGAAAAAGAAAATGAAAATAACGGTATAAAAGGAATAATCGGCGGAGCATTCAAAAATGCATTTGGATTCCTTACCGGTGGAATATCTGTTAAATTGACAAAGGCAAATATAAATGATCTTTCTAAGACGATTGTACATACATTTGCGCCATTATTAGCAGCCACTTCAAAAGTTTCTGAATCTGGAGAAAAATTTTCTTTGAAAGAACGCGCTAAATCCGCTGTAACTAATAAAGTTGGGGGCGCTTTAGGAAAAGGCATTGAAACATTGGTTCCAGCTTTATATAAATTTATAATAGCTTGGGCAAGTCCTATAAAAGTAGGAATAGCTTTGGCTATCGCATTAACTCCACCCATAGTTGGAGCAGCATTGATTCTTGTATTAGGAATGTATTTTATAGTAAAAATGCTACTTCCAATAATTAAAGAAGTTGTTGATAAAATAAATCAGTACTTTCCATTAGTAGTTGATGCTATTAAAACTGTAGCTATGTCATTTAGTCCATTTTATGCTATTGTGGAAATAGTAAAAAGTACTTTTGGCTTAATAGAAAAACTTGTTGATTATTCTATGGAAATTCTTGGAGCTATTGGAAAAATAACTTTATCAATGATTGGTGCTTCTGCGTTGTCATCTCTATTTGGAAAAGACGAAGAAGATATGAAAATAAGTTCTTTGAATAATAACATAATAACAGCAATTAAGACAAGTGCTGCTAGAATTATTGAAAGCATATCAAAAATAAAAATAAAGAAAGCCGATATTGTTCCTATTAAAGAAGAAATTCCTAGTAATAAAAATATTCTTCTCAGTCAACCTGCACTAAGTTTAAACACTAACTTAAAGGAAACGAATTCTTTACTTGAAAAAATTTATGATAGAATTGATTCATTTAATGTAGAAAAAATAATACATAACAATTATAGTTCAATTTCAAATGTAAAAAATGTAAATACATATGACAGAATGGTTCAGCCTTTTGTCAATGCTGTTACAAAATTTGATAAAGCTGTAGGTGAGTTAATTGAAAATCTAAAGAGTGAAACTGTAATTAAGACTGTTTCAACTTCAATAAATAATTCAAACAATGAACAGAATTCTTATAAAAATTATAAAAACAGAACAATAATTTCAGATGGAAATTTTGATCCTACAAAGAAAATAGAGAAAGAAAGAATTTCTAGTATTACTAGTAAAGAAAATTCTAATAAGGAATTGACAAAAGCCCTTAACGAAATGACAAAAACACTTAATAAGATTTTTGATAATACAACAGTAATTTCTAAAAAAATAAAAGATGAAAATGGAGCTTCTGGTCTTTTTAGTTTCATTTAAGGATAATTTATGGCTTCCACATTTACAATTTTTCAAGCACCAAGTAATGATAAAATAAATGGTCCTATTGTAAGAAATTCATGCGGATTTAATATTTACTATTCTCATGAATGTGTAGGTAAAAATATTTGTCTTGCCTTTAACGGAATTGCTGAAAATGCGCCTGAACTTGGAATTTCTACAACTTGGAAAAATGCTGGCGGAGCTTTCGTAACAGGATTTTTAAATATCATAAATGATAATATGATTGTGAAACTTTTGGCTCCTTCTTATAAGCCAATGGTTCCTACTGGAAAATGGACACAAGAAATTTTAGATTCTGGTACACCACTTTCTTTATCTATTCAGTTTAGATCTTATTATATTCCAACAATAACTCAGACATCTGATTATATGACTGTTATTAAGCATTTAGCTGGTGCATCTTTGCCAGAATCATATAGTCTTTTGAATTTAACTAAAAATTATGAAAATATAATTGATGGCTTTAAAAATGATCCTAATAACAAAATTAAATCGGCATTTTCTGAAGCGGGCAATGTGTTAAGTCAAGTAAAAGATGTTGCTGGCGATACAATAGGATTGGCTGGAAGTATAGTAGATGCTGGTGAAGGCTGGAAAGATAATGTAAATGCAAAATATCAAAAGCTTTCCACTGATGCAACTAATTTAGGAAAACAAGTTGATAATATTTTAAAAACATTAGGGCAAACTGCTAGAGGAACAGCTACATTCACGATAGATTATGGAAGTATTTTCAAAGCGTGCCATAATAAGTCTAATGTAGATTGGATTTTAAATGATTGGTCTATGAAGCCTTCTATGAATTTTATAAACATAGGAAATAAAGCTAAACCTATTTATATAGATTTTACTGTAAATTTCGAAACAAATTGCATTTTATCAGAAAGAGATTTGGCTAATATCATTCAATGATTTTTTCAAAATCAGTTTTGCTAATTTGCCTATCACATTTGCAATTTATTGTAAAATCGGCATATATTGAACCGCCTTTATCGCATTCTCTTGAAAGTTTGACATTCCAATCGTTTATATAAACTACAAACTTTTTAGAAAACATTCCATTAATTATATCAAGAAACCATACTGATGCGCCGATTTTCCCTTCTATATTCATTGCATTGTTTGGCCTAACTGCATCGTTTCCAAAAATATCGTTTGTGTCATAGCCACTTACAATAGCCTTAAATCCAGTAAGTCCTTCTTCAAGAAGATTTTGATCTCCGCCATTTATTTTTAAATTATCCCATTCCGTTTTTTTATCATTATCAATTTGAGAAATTACACTTTTAATAAATGAAATGTTATTTATCTTAGAATAGTCAAGATCTGTTTTCATTATTAAAGGATAATAACTTGATGAATCAAAATTTTCTACATATTGCCCTGGATCTTCTATTTTGTATTGAGATTCCATAAAACCTACACAAAAGTCATACAGGTTTTTCATTTTATTTTGGGCTTCTTCTGAAGTACCTGTGGCTGTTTTAAAATTACTGTAGGCATCACATATAGTATTAACTGCGCCTTCTCCAGATTTAAAAACATTTTGAATAGTATTTCCAAATCCCATCATACTTGAGCTTCTTGGCGCTGTGCATTGCTTTAATTTACTTATCCAATCTTTATAGTTTGTAAATTTATCATTAAAAGGATCATTTTGATAAGCTCTGAAAGATAAAGAAAATGTTAAAGGCTCGGCCCCATTATACATTCTTTGTGTATATGCTCCTTGAAGATTCTGATACTGAATTGTGTTACCATTTGCAACGGAATATTCTATACCGTTGATTTTTTCGTTATTTATCAATTCATTCAATTTAGTTGCAAGTTCTTTTGCTGGAGAATCTTCCCACTTAGTCTTAAAAGAAATTGTTGGCATTTCTGTTAAAAGACCACAAAAATTTATAGATTCTAAGATATTGTTATATTGATACTTTGTAGTAAGATAGAATTTATTATTTCCATAAGTTAAATCGGATGATTCTGATGATGCATATTTAGTGGTATCTGTATTTTGTGTAGTATTTTGCTTTGGCTCTGGAACGGATGTTGCACTTGTTTTAACAGTATTTTCTTTTTTTATTTTTTCTAATTCATTATTATGTCTGGCATCTTCTTGTTGTTGGGTTCCTGTTATTGTTGCTCCAACATTTCTTTGTGCATGGCGTACTGCTTCTTTGCCGACAGCTTCATCAATTTTGGCTTGTTGTTGAACTTTTGGATCGTTTCTTTCTTTTTGTGTTTTCTGCACTCTATTATTTTGAGCATCTACTACATCATTAATAGAATTTGCAAAATCACTAAAAATTGACATATCATTTCTCCTAATTATATTTATAAATACAATATAATGATAAACATATTAGATAGAACAAATGTAATGAATAAAAATAGTGTAAATGGAAGACAGGAATTGGATCTTTCTTCTTCATTTACTAATTTTGGATCATTTGATTTTGGAGAAGACAGTTGGACAACAATTCATGATACTGAAAAATGTCGTCCTGATTTAATAAGTTTTAGAATATATCGCACTGATGCATTATGGTGGTTTATTTGCTGGTATAACGGATTTATGGATCCATTTCATGACATTCAGCCAGAAGTTGCCGTAAAATTTCCTACCTATGAAAAAGTAATTGAAGGAATAAGATATGCATCAGAAAAAGCTTCAAAACATACAGAAGGTTAATTATGTTAGATGGAAAATATATATTTGATGTTACGAAAACAGCACTTCCAATAACAAAAGAAGTTATTGACAGTTGTTTAAGTACATCACCATCTTTTGGATATGTTTTTACTAACTATGAAAATTTAATAACAAAATTAAATGAAATAAATAAAGCAAAAGAAATTCAGGTATCACTTAATATAGAAACAATTTTTCAAAGCATAAATGATCCCAATACTAATACAGATGTGTTAATTAAAATAGAAGGAATAAAAACAGACAATAATCAATTCATAAACACAATAGTAAATTCTGAAAACGATAAATCTTGGACTGATTTTACAACTTATTCCAATTTTATGAAAGATGAAATTGTTGATATTAAAACAAAAATCTTTAAAAAGTTTATATGGAATTATGAAAATGTAAAAAATTGGTTTATGAATAACGACATCAAATTACAAATGTATATGATGAATGAATATTCAGAAAAATGGGATATGTTTTTCAAAGATGTAATTAATACAACCGATTTAATTACATTCATAAATTCTTGTTCTGATGAATCTAAAAATAAATACATCAATTGCTTAATTAAAAATACAAAAAAACTATTAGATAAATATAAAGATGAAGTAATTGAACATTTGCTAACAAGTGATCACAAAGAAGATTTTATTACATTAAAAAATCCAATAATTTCAAAAATTTATATAGTGTCAAATTTATACAATAGATGCAAAAAAGAATGGCCGGCTTTGAATGTCATAAGTCTTTCACAAAGAAATTTTAATACATTGGGATATTACATCTAAAAGGTAAGAAAATGAATATAGAAATTTTCAGATTATATAAAAATGGTTTTAGATGTTTTGATGCTACACCTACAAATGTGACATGGAAATTTGATAGTGATGTAGATAATATTACAGAAAATACTATTTATTTTAATTCTAATGGAAATGCAATGAGCCTTGGAAGTAAACTTTCCAATGTAATAATAAAAAATTCTAAACCTAATTTTCTTAATGATGAATCTTCATATATATCTTTTCTCAATAGCAATAATACTATATCATACAATATTAGTTTAATAATGTCAGATGCAGCCGGTCTTGATGGAAAAGTTATAGAAATTGGAAATTCAAATGGCATAATTTTCGGACAATATAGAAATAAAAATAATATCATTTCTAAATTTATAGAAAATGCCAAAATAGGAACTGCTGATAAAAATCTTTTTAATGTATCATTTACTTTATATAAGCAAACATCTGATAAAGATACTATTTCTTTTGATGGTTTATATGTAACGATATATGATATTGCTGGAAATGCATTTACTTTTACTGATTTTAAGGATTTTACATTTATAGATAAATCTCCTGAAGATTTTGCTGATTCTATTTCTAGACTTAAACTTAATTTCTTTGATACATATCCTGCAAATCTTTTTATACCTAATGGTATTATCGGAAAGACATCAATAAATGTAAACAATTTAAATGAAGATCAAAATTTTTCTATAGTAATAGGATTAGAAAATGATAGTTTAGGATATTTAGTAGATGGTACATATACATCTGCGTTGGATAATTCAAATGCTCAACAAAAAGTAGACGGAATTCAATCAACTGGATATGTAAAGGCATACGCTTATCTAAAAAGTAATTTAAGAGCTGATTATGATGCATTAATTAAAGCAAAAAGTATAGTATATGGGTCACTTGGAAAATGGATAACTGAATGTGAAACTAATATAAGAAAAATAGATCCTACACCATTTGTGCCTAATTTTGTTCAATCGGAAAAGTATTTTGATTTTGCTTCCTTTTTTGCAACATATCTTAACACAATGTTTCCATCATTAGATTCTGATTGTAAAATAGGAATTCTTGAAAAGACTCAAAGAATTGGAGAATTTAAATCTCCAGCTATGTGTGAAAATGTTTATCTTTCTAAATTTGGAAAAGAATATGGTTCAGAAATTAACATAAATTTGAATACACTTGATAAAATTGTAGAAATAAAAAACAAATATGGTGTTTACACTTCAGATTCTTATACAATTTTAAAAAAATTAAATGAAGCCCTTCCAACAATAAATATGAAAAAGGGAACGGAGAAAAGTTTTCAATTAATTTTTAGAATTCTTGGTCTTAACTGTACATTAATTCCAATGTATAGAAATAAAATAACTGGACAATATTTTGAGGAAGGAGACAGTTCAATAAATGATAACTGCTATCTATCTTCTCATTTTTCTATAAAATTAGAAAATGAAAATTATATTGTTGAAATTTTACCATATCTTTATGATATTATACTTTCAATAATTCCTATAAATCGTGTTCTTGATGATATAAAAATTATATCAGTAAATTCCATGAAAAATGGAACTGTAAATTTATCTGACAGTTTTTCTGCAATTTCTTCCAATAAAAAGTTTAGGAAAATGACATTTAATTGGAATAGCGAAAATGTATCATTTGAATTTAGTGGAAATCAGGGATTAATTAAATTTCCGATTTTTTCTAAAAATTCATCCTATCTTAATTATGATGCAACATCAGATAAAGCAACTAAAAATTCTCTATGGTATTTTTTGGCATTGAATAGAAGTAAATCTAATTATCCAGCGTTTATAATGACCTTTTATAACAATTTGAATGCTATAAATGGAATTGCTATTGCCGATATTTCTGATGTATCATTTAATGGAAATAATATATACGTTAATATTGAAAGCTCAAGAAATTTACCATTCTTTGATTCTTATTTAAAAAATTCAAATACTTGCAGTATAAGTTTTGCATTTACACCAGAAGATTCTGATTTTTGTTATACATGTCCATGGGACGCAATACAGTATTTTTAAATTTAATTCCTTAATGTATCACTAATCATTTCGCTTGTATAAATATAATAAGAGGATAATATGGGATATAGATTAATTTGGTTAAATGAATATGCAAGTACAATGGCAGAACAGTCTCGTGGATTGACTTTACAATTCAATGGGTATCTACTTCTTAGTGATCCTAATGAATATATCAAATCACTTATAACTGCAGAAAACAACGAAGCGTTGGCTAATTTGACTTTAAATTCACTTTATGAAAATGACTGTTATGCCGTTATGAATGATATTTCGTATTCGCCAAATACTAATTCTTATATGATTCCAATTGATGGAAATTATACCAATTATATAAATTATCCTGGGTCACATATGTTTACTTCTGATTTTGTATCACAAGCCGGAGATGAAGTTTCTTTCTCTGCTAACAATACAAAATGTTCCACAACTTCTGTAATTTTTGATATAAAGCCAAGTCAGTTCAATAAAAACTTAATATATGGAAATTTTAACATAAATGGATTTATATTAATGGGGCAGGCCTACAATCAATTCAATCAAGTAGGACTTCAAGCCAAATTAGAAAATGCTGTTCCATTAGCAATAGTGTATCTTGATGATGTTCAAACGGTTTCTAATTCAGTATCAAATGCTGCAGTTATTTCAGAAAAATTGCTTTTCACTTTATCTCAGGGTGCAATTACAGGAGTTTCTATTGATACTGAATGGAAGAATTTTGCTGGAACACTTTCTAAAGTAAATGATGGACTTGGAACGGTTTCCTCATATATTTTAAATGCCGATAAAGTTTCTGCAAACAATTTAAAAGATTTATCGGGAAATTCTGTTTATACTATAAATAGCAGATTGTTTATGTCAGATAACATTACCGATAACTATAATAACGATTTCGCCTCTCTTGCTAAGCTAAACATAATGACTTCAGCGCAAGATAATGTAAAGGCACCTCAACTTATGCTTTCAAAATCTAGTGCAAGTTCTTCCGATACAACTTGGGATGGCATAGCCGCTACATATTATAAAAAAGATGGCCAAGATTCATTTGATATAGATTATATCGGAGAAAACGGAAGACTGAACGCTAATATTCTAACAACTGATTATTATACTTCAGGAAATTATGGAACAATATTGGTTGGCGGAGGAAGCATAACAGCAAATGATAATCAAAATAGTACTTATTTTAGACCATCTACAATAAATACGGCGGCTTCTATACTTTCAGCATGCACCGGAACAACTGTTTTCGGACCAAATAGATTGAGTAAAGATTCACAGACATTTGTAGCAGGAAATGCAAATATTATAAACAGCGCAACTAATAACTTTGTATTTGGTAATGAAAATACTAATTTGTCTGGTGTGGATAGTATTTATGCTTTTGGCAATCGACTAACAGCTTATTCAGGACAAATTGAAAAAACGCCAACATATTTACTTGGTTCAAAAAACTCTAATTATATTCAAACAAGTTATAAAAAACAAATTGTAGTTGGCGGAGAGACATTTGATTCCAATTTAAATAATCTAAAATATAATTCTTTTGAATTTGCCCACATGTCAGCGAATTCATCATATTTAGGAAGCAATTTATTAAATAAAGGTGAAACTAATACACTTACTATTGGTGACTGCGGTCAATATGCTTCCGACGGCGGAGCTAACGTTAACATATTAAGATCTGTTGATGTTTCTCCTTTGTATTTTGGATATTCAGAATATAGTACTTCAACAGCTGCACAGCAATCCATGGTTGATGATTATGCTTCAAGTTATTCTAATGCAATTATGATAAAACAGTTATTCTGCGTACTTGGAGCTATTGAATTAAATGGAACAGCAAGTAATGGTAATATAAATCTTGTTTTTAATCCTACTAAGTATAAATCTTTGACTAATAATGCTGTAGCAGATACAGTAATTGGATCAACTGCTAATTATACCGGAACGTCAGGAAAATCTTTGTTAGAAATTCTGGGGACATATATCTAATGGCTGAAGTAACTATAAAAAAAGACGATGGAACAGAAATATCAAAAACTGTTTCTAACGATAATATAGATTCAGTTTCAAATGAAGCTAATTCTGAAGAAATTTCTAAAGGTCTTGATAAATTTTGGACTGAAAAGAAACTTGGAAAACATAAGGATGCTAAAGAAAAACAAAAACAGTTACTTATGAAATATCTGACTGGAAATCCAGCAAATTTCTTTTCAGCATTAAATGAAAGTAAATTTAATGTTGGAAATTTTGGTCCATCTTCTATTTCAAATATACTTGTCGATGCAAATCTTTCAAAATATATTAAGAAAGAATATATCAAGGACGCTTTAAGTATTACTTCAGCTAGACCAGCTATTGGCAAAGGAGAATTTCTTTTTGCTTCATTGTTTAATAACATAGGATTTTCAAAAAATGGCGGAGATCTTATTGATTTAAATTCTAATGAAAAAATAGAAGTAAAAGGCTCAAATGCAGTTATTGGAAATGGACAAAATGAAAAATATAAATCTCTTTCTAAAAGTTTAATTTATTCTTTGTTCAATGGATTAGGAGATAACAGTAAAAGCTATACTAAATTAAATGACGAATGCGCTCAAGAATTAAAAAAACTTCTAGGTATAGATAGCAAAAAGATAGAAAAATGTTTTTTACATCTTGAAAATATAGAAAACGAAAATGAAACATTGGCAAAACAGGCCACTGAAATATACTTAGAGAAAAAATATTTTCTAAAAACATTAGCAGCTTTGCATCTTTTTATTTATCTTACATTAGAAAAAGCCTCATATTTTCTTGCTTTAAATGATAAAAAATTTAGAATGTTCACTTCTCCTAAATCAATTAAAGAAGCTTATGACATTATAGATAATTTTGAAATAAACGGCTGGAAGGAAGGAAATCCTGGGATCTCCTTTACATTGAAATGAATTATAATACAAATATAGAAAAAATATCCAGAGAATCTGCTGGAATAGCTTCGCAAAAGTATAATTCACTTATTGACTTTACTTTATTGCTTGATGATGCAGATCCAAATAAAGGTATTGTTATTCCTTTAAATTCACTTCAAAAAATAACTATGGATGAAAATATATTTTCCATGCTTCCAACAGCAAAAATTCTTCTGTTAGATTCTGGTAAATTTTTTGATTTATATCCATTAAATATTGGACGTAAGATATTTATTAACATTTATCTTAAAAATAAAAATGACCAAAATAAAAAAGAACCTTATATAACAACAAGAATGACAATACAGGATGTTGCTATTTCTCCAGATATAACATCTTCTCAAATTGCTTATAGTATAAACTGCATTTATGATTGCCAAAGTTTATTTAATTCTATAATGCCATATCCGTACAAAGATTCTATAAACATTAACATAAAAGAAAGCAGTGTTGATGTTTTAAGAAACATCATTCAAAAAATTGGAATGACATTTGAATCTGATATTGAAACAAATGATTCACAATATTGGATAAACGGAACTCTTAACAATAAGAATTTTATAGATCATATAATAAATCATAGTTTCATAAAGAAAGAAGATGCAACATTGATGTTTACAGATATAAATGGAAAATGTAAATATTCAAGCATAAAAACATTATGCAATCAACCGGAAAAAAATTCTTACATTCATACTAAAAAATATAACGATTTATTAAAAACTGCATCTTCTGAAGAATTAAACAAAAAATATCCAAATACTGCAATATATGGAAGTATTTACAATATAAACCCTGGAGCTTTAATAACTAACGAAGGCGGTGATAAGCAATCAGTAAGTCTTTACGATCCTATAGACTTTATACAGGATTATGATAGTTTTACTTTCGGCGATACATTAGATTTAGGAACAACTTTTGATAAAAAATATTTAAAATATAATGCTAGTGTAAAAAAATCATATTTAGCTTCTATTAGTAATAAAGAAGCTAGTCAATTGGAAAAAACTAATAAAACAATAAATGCTGGTATTCATTTTCCCGATATGCATGAAAATTATGAAATATCGCCTGCCCATAATGATAATTGCAAAAAGTCATTTTTTCAAACATTTTTCATAATGTCTTTGGATATGGGAAAACAACTTGATTCTTATTATAATTTAGTTAGTAATCTTCCTAGACTTGGAAGTCTAATTTATGTAGATTTTAACGGAGAAACTGAACATAAAACATATACTGGAAGATATTTGATAACAAGAATTCAGCACGTTTACACAAAAGGCAATTCATATTCAATAGCCATAACTTGCTGTTCCGACGGATATTATTACATTCGTAAGTAAGTCATAAATATATTACAATGAAAATCATTCCTAATCTTTCAGATATAGAAATTCTTACACCAGATGGATATAAACCCTTTAGTGCAATTGCTATCGAAAATTCATCGAATACATTAATTTTTGAATTGGAAGATGGCCGAAAAATCTCGACTTCTATGGGTCATTTGTTTGTTTTTAAGCAAAAAATGACAGTTGCTAAAGATCTTAAAGTTGGTGACTTCATAGATACTGTCTCGGGACCAAAGAAAATTGTCAATATAAAAACTGGTGAAAATATGGTGCATTATGGCCCTCTGGGGGTCCTTGGAGGCCTTTATTTATCCAATGGTATTGTTAATCACAACTGCCAATTCATAGGTTCTAGCACCACTCTAATTGCAGCAGATGCCCTAGATCAACTTACACCGTCTGAGCCAATTGATTGGAAAGATGGCTATGCTTTGAAGATTTTTGAAAATCCTCAACCCGGCGCAATGTATCTTATGGGAGTAGATTCAGCTAACGGTTCAGGAAAAGATTATTCTGTTGTTCAGGTAATAAAGATTATATCAAAAACAAAATTTGAACAGGTTGCTGTTTATGCATGTAATACAATTTCTGCAGGTAAATTTTCATCTGAAGTTAAAAAAATATCTGATATGTATAATAATGCATTAACTATAATTGAAAATAATGAAGTCGGCCGATTGGTGGCCGACGAATGTTGGTTTACTTTGGAAATGCAGTCAATTCTTAATACCGACGATCATGGAATTGGAACAAGAGCAACAAAAGCATCAAAACTTGATGCTTGTACAGAACTTAAAAGAGTCATAGAAAATAAAATTCTTTTATTACACGATAAAGATACAATCCATGAATTATCTATATTTGAAGAAGTTGCGCCTAATGTATTCAAAGCTCCTAGAAATAAACACGACGATTTAGTTTCTGCTTTATACTGGGCAATTTATGCAACGATGCAACCGCAAGTTGATCTTGATAATGTTAAAATTGTTAAAAATGATGATTATGTTCCGCCACAGACATTTTTCTGTGATGATCCTTATGAATACTAAATGTACATCATATATTCATCTTCGCCTATATCAATCATTCCCATTTTCTTATAAAATCCAGAACTCATTGGCAAACTATGTAGGGAAATTATAAAATGATTTTGTTTCACTAACATTAAAGTCATAGCTTTGAACATTTTTCTTCCATATCCAGAAAAATGTTTTTTTGTTTCAAAACTTTCTATTCTATCGCAATATATTGAAAAAATTCCAATTAAAACTTTATCATTATAAAATCCATAAAAAATCCATTCCTTTACATCATTTTTCATTATCATTATTTTTGTTAAAGGAAATTCTTTTTTCTTTATAGAATTTAAATTTTTGATTATTCTAATATCCATATTCTGTTAGTTTTCTATCTAAATCGACTAAATTTACAGTTTCCATTAAAATCTTTTCATCTATTGTTATATCTGCCGTTTCTGTTTTTGGATTCACTTTGACATTAAACATTAATGCCTCATCTTTAGGCCTAATTGTTATCCATTCAGAAAATCTTAACTTCTGATGAGTTCTTAATATCTTACTTAAAAAATTTATCGTATCTGCGCTATCCATCTTATTCTATTTATAAAGCTTAAAAAATTCATCCTTTAATTTCAATTTCTTCATAATTCATCTATCTTACTTTTAAGTTGTTCTTTTTTATTTTTCAAAAACATTTTTAATTCTATTTTAGAGCGAATATTATCATTTTTTAAATTGTCATCAAAATAATATCTAATATCATTATTTTCATGAACTGATTCGTAAGTTACATATTTTTCTGATATAATACTAAATCCCATTGCATTCAAATATGGCTTTCTATATTCCACTTTCAAAAATTTATATTTAGAAACTAATTTTGCAAATTCTTTTAAAGTTGTCATAATTCATCTATTTTAAGTTGTTTTTATCATACCATTTAGAAATTATATTTCTAATCTCATTTTGTACATCAACTGGATAAAAATCAAAATCATCGAGATTAAAACCTAAACTTCTAATATAAGGACAATCAGCAGGATAACATAAATAATAACACTTCTTCCATGAATAGCGTCAGCATACATTTCAATAGTGAAATTAGTACATCTCATCATAATAACAGAACTAATTATAGCATTTAATTCTGTTTTAGTACGAGGTTTAAGTTCATTAAGCAGACAATATATGAACTTTACTGTGTCGAATTGCCAATTATAATCTAGAGGTATAATATCCGATAATATATTGTTTACTAACTGCTTCATTTATTTTTCTTAACATTATTATTAATTCCTTTTTATATTTATCTTATTTATCTCGACCAAAAATTAAATATGTACAATTTTCTGGTTTATCATTACCAGTATTTCTAATACCAGTAGATTCAAGCATCGCATATAAATAAACGGATTTAATAGCATAATTAACATTTTGAGATTCTTCTAACATACTTACTGTAATTCCGATAATTTTACCATTTTTAATTACCGGTCCACCAGAATTTCCTGGTTGAACAGCGGCATCAATTTGATATTTTTCAATATCATCTTGATATCCAAATTTTGAAGAAATTATACCTTTAGTTACTTTTAAAGAAATACCCATACTTTGAATTTTAGGATATCCATATACATATATCTCACTGCTAATCGGTTGATTTGATGGATCAATTTTACAAGCTTTAATTGGTTTATCTGTTTTTAAAATAACTAAATCCAATGAAGAATCTGCATATTTAATTGTTGCCGAACTATTTGCTTCTGCATTTTTATAAATCATAATGCCGGCTTTCATTTCTTTAATTACATGATAATTAGTTATTAAATAATAATTACTTATTCCAAATCCACTTCCACTATAATAATTAGTATCCGTAGAAGAATTATTTGCCAGATTTAATTCAAAACTAATTTTATAATTATATTGTTGGATAAAATTAATATATTCTATTTTTTTATCATTATTTAAACAAATTGCTACGATATAAATATTAGTATCATTATCTCTATTAATAAAAAAATCCTGGCATTTACCTTGTAATTGTGATGATTGAATTTTAAATTTAGTTTGATTCCATGTTAATGTACTATCATCGCCAATAGATATATCTAATGTTGAATTAGTTGTTGTAGTTTTACAATCAGAAACATAATCCTCTTTATTTGAATCATATTTACATGAAATATATTCAAATATATCTAATGTGCCACTATATCCAAAGATAGTGAATAATAATGTAAATAAAATAAAAATTCTATATTTCATTTCTTTTTCCTTTAATTAAAATGATATATTAAATCTAATAATTTAATATATAAACTCAATATATTACTATTAAAAACTTATGTTTTATCTATTTTATTAAAAATCTATATTATTGGCAAAAGTATCAATACAATCATGAATATTATGTAAAATACTAATATACTACTCATATTTTAACCTACCTTATTTTATTATTAATATACAAAAAATTTCATAAAAATACAATAGATTTTTGTAATAAATATCTTCTAATTAATCTTCTATATATCTTTCAAATATCTTCTTTGTATTCTATATTCTAAATATCTTCCAAATATCTAATATACTAAACATCTTCTAAATATCATTTCTATATTCTAAATATCTTCTAAATATCATTTCTATATTCTAAATATCTTCTAAATATCGTTTTGTAGCTATTATTTTAAAAAAAATTTTCGGGATGCACCAGTTTTTTCACATGAACTTCAAACTAGTGCTTTCCGTATAAGTTGCCAGCATTTGCTTTCCATATAAGTTAATTCATAGCCTTTCTACCTTATTCTTTAGAAGCTGTTTTTTCATATCATGATATGCTGTCAATACTAAATCTATTGTTTTGATTATTTCATCATAGTTTAATGATTCATTTATTGAAAAAACTGCTTTGACATGAATAAATCCAATGCTACCGGCAAACCCAGCACAAATTTCTGGACAATAAACAATTATTTCATTACTATCAATTGACATAAAGTAATCAAATTTATCATTATTGACATAAAAATGATATGCATCGCTGCCATCGAAGCTTATATCAAAATTTTTATATATTTTAGTTATTTTAGAAATTAAAGTTTTGGATTTCATATATTATAGGTTTTAATCATTATAGATTATTAATTTTATTCTTTAGAAATTGTTTTTTCATATCATGATATATTTTAAGATTATTGTCAATTTTAGATATTACAGAATTAACAGAAAATTTTGGATCTGAAACATCAGCTAAATGTATAATATAAACTTGATATCCAAAATAAGGTTCTTTAAAACCCTCAACTGGATCGTATATAGTGACTTCTTCAGTAAGTCTATCAATTATTAGAAATGTCCAAAATGACTGATGTAATTTAGAGTTTGAAGGAGGATTGACAGCAAATACTGTAGTATCTTCAGGTTCTGATAGTTTATTATTTCTATATGATACATACTTCTTTTCTAAAATATTACACAATTTATCAAAACCTACATTAGATTCTTTCATAGTTTATCCATTTTATTCTTTAGAAATTGTTTTTTCATATTATGATATGTTTTAAGATTATTGTC